ATATTTGTAAATTAAATTTTAAACAATGTCAGAAGAAAAAAAAGAAAGCTGGGGCGCTTGGAAAAAGCAAACTCCAAAAGGCGAAGTGATTAATTTCACTTTGGAAGGGAAACGCTATTCAATGTGGGCTAATTCCTACAAAAGCGAAGACAAACAACCAGACTACAAAATCTATGTCAATGATTATGTAGCACCATTAACAAACGATGATTTAAAACCGAAGGCAACGGACTTGCCATTTTAATTATGACACACGAAGAAGCAGTACAAGTTTTGGTTAATGCAGTAGCAGTAGCGCAAAACAAAGGAGCATTTACTTTAGGCGATGCAAAAGTAGTAATCGAAGCATTACAAATTGTAAAACCCGAACTATTTGTTCAACAAGTAGAGAACGTAGAAGAAATGTAAAACAATGGGTGGTGTAAAAGCCACCCTTTTTTTAAACCATTATGCAAGAAACAACAAAAGATTTGTGCTATTGGGCAGCACAGTTATATCACACAGATAGAGTCCCTTCAGATATTATTTACGATAGGATATTAAATAGCAAATCAAGGCTAAAAGAAGTCGCACAAGCGAAGCAATTAGTTGGGTATATGTTATATAACCATTTAGGATTTACTTTGCAACAGGTAGCTTATGAATTGAATTTAACTAATCATTCAACCATTATCTATTGGCTGGATAAAATACAAGTACAACTTCGCACAAACCGAAGAATGCAATACCGTTATGATTATATGAAAGACGTATTGCGTGGAGAACAAAAAGAAATTATACGCCAAGCATCAAACGTTCCGAATAGGAATGAATTAAGTGAAGCAGATATGCAGTTTATGAAATCAAATTTCAATAATGGATATAGTGTTTCTTATTATGCAGATGTATTGCGTAAGAATAGACAACCTGTAAAAGTATATTTGCGATTTTTGTTAAAAGAAATTAGTATATTTAGCGCACCGAAAATAGATAGGTTTCGGGCATCAACTATTAAATCACAATCAATAGATTATTAAAATGAAAAAAACTTACTACTTCCAACACGATTTTGAGGCGATTAGCGACCCTAAAATTCAGTACATCTTGGCAAAGTTTGGTGGCATTGGCTACGGTCTTTGGTGGCGCATCGTAGAAATGCTACATCAAGAAGATGAAAATAAACTCCATCATAAGGAATACTTATACTTTGCATTGGCTAATCAATTACAATGCGAACAAGGTTTGGTAAAATCTTTTATTCAATCTTGCATTGAAGATGTTGAACTTCTTGATAGTGATGGCGAATACTTTTGGAGTGAACGAGTGTTAAAGAATGTAGGCAAAATGCAAGAGTTAAAAGAAAAGCGTTCAAGTGCTGGTAAAAAGAGTGCAGAAAAACGTGCTGAATATGAGTCGATTGCAACAAGTGTTGAACAAATTACAACAAGTGTTGAACAAGTGTCAAGAAAAGAAAATAAAAGAAAAGAAAATAAACTATATAGTAAGCCAAGTTTGAGTGAGGTTATTGATTTTTTCAATCAGAATGGTTATCAAGATGCCGGTGCTATAAAAGCATATACCTATTACGATGAAGGTGGCTGGAGTGATAGTAATGGCAACAAGGTTAAGAATTGGAAACAAAAGATGCGTGGCGTTTGGTTTCGTGATGAGTATAAGATTAATAAACCAACGGTAGCTAACTTCTCTTTACCTATAAACTAATGAATAGCATTGTAACAAACGAGGATTGTATGGAGTTAATGGCTCGTTATCCCGATAACTATTTTGAACTTGCTATTGTTGACCCTCCTTATGGATTAGAAAGATTTAAAAATGGTGGTAGTGTTATTAATAAATATGGTTCTGAAAATAGAATTTGGAATAATGAAAAACCAAATGAAGAATATTTTAAACAATTATTTAGAATAAGTAAAAACCAAATAATTTGGGGAGGTAATAATTTTATATTACCAACAAGCGAATATTTTATAATTTGGCAAAAATCAAATGCGCAAGATTTTAGTTTTGCAATGTGTGAATTTGCTTGGACTAATTGTAAAAAACCGGCAAAAATTTATAAAAAATTACATATCCAAGTTTTAGATAAAAATAAAGTACACCCAACACAAAAACCAATAGAATTGTATGAATGGCTTTTAATGAACTATGCAAAAGATGGATATAAAATACTTGATACGCATTTAGGTAGTGGTAGCAGTAGAATAGCAGCATATAATTTAGGATTTGACTTTACTGCTTGTGAATTAGATACCGAATACTTTAAAGCACAAGAAAAACGATTTCAGCAACACATAGCACAACAAAGACTATTTTAATGAGCAACTTCAACAAAGACTTTAAATTTGATTTGGATTTTGGTGTTTTAAATGGCGAAACTTGGTTTCACGAAATTATGACCAATAAGACAATCGAAGTAAAGTGCGATAGGATGACAACCCAAACAGGTAATGTTTATATTGAATACGAAAGTAGGGGTAAGCCATCCGGTATAGCAACAAGCCAAGCTGATTATTGGGTTTACAAATTTGATGAAGAAAGTGCTGTAATTTTTAAAACTGAAGCGCTTAAAGATAAATTAAAAAAATTAGTTGCATTAGGACTTGCAAAAGCAGATGTAGAAGGTGGTGACAATAAAACTTCAAAAGGAGTGCTATTGAGTTTAAAAGATTTATTATATTAGCCGAAATAAAAAAAAATGAAAATACTAAACTTATATGCCTGTCTTGGTGGTAATCGTTACAAGTGGGGTGATGAACACGAAATAGTAGCAGTTGAACTTGATGAGGAATTGGCAAGAATGTATCAAGAAAGATTTCCAAACGATACTGTAATTGTAGCAGATGCACATCAATATCTTTTAGAACATTACAAAGAATTCGATTTTATTTGGAGTAGTCCACCTTGTCCAAGCCATTCAAAGGCAAGGTTTTGGGGTAGTAAGGGTGGGCAATGCGATGTAGTATATCCGGAAATGTCTTTGTATCAAGAAATAATTTTACTTCAAAATTTTTATAATAGCAAATATGTGGTTGAAAATGTTAATGGATATTACGAACCATTAATGCCTGCACAAAAAAGAGGAAGGCATTTATATTGGAGTAACTTTAAACTACCTAAAAAATTAAGTAATAGATTTGATGTTGCAGTAGAAAGAGGTAAAAATGAGTTAAATAATTTATGTGAATTTCACGAAATAGATTTAACGGGTTATAAGGGCAAACAAAGCAAAATTAAAATAGCAAGAAACCTTGTTGACTTTGAAGCTGGTAAAACTATACTTGATGCAGCTCTTGGAATAATAGATAAATTAAATGTAAGTCAAACTCAATTATTTTAATATATTTGCATAAACAAAAAACAAAATGATAAAAAAACTAACTGACTTTGAGAATGAAATTTTGGACTTTCATAAAGAGGGTATTCAAAAAGGCGAATACTGTGGCTTTGATACTCTTGATGAATACTACACACGCAAGGCAGGTTCAATGACATTTATACTTGCATCTCCACATTCGGGTAAAACCGAATTTAACTTGGAATTATTGTTAAACCTTTCTTTGCTTTACAATCAAAGGCACATTCTTTTTACACCCGAAACAGGCGACTATAAAGACATTGCTAAAGAACTCGTATCGAAGTATTGTAAGAAGCAATTTTTTGCAAGTGACTTTGAGCATTGCACCGAAGCAGATATTTACAATGCTATAAACTTCTTGTCGGATAAATTCTTTATTGTAGACAACGATGAAAATAGCTTTACGTTTGACGATATTATAAACCAAACAAAGCAGTTTGAACTTGATAATAAAGTTAAGATAGACAACATTCTATTTGACCCATACAACGAGATTAAACACGATATGAAAGATTATGCAGGTCGTCAAGATTTATATATCGAAGATGCTATTGGTAAGTTAAGACGCTACGCAAAGAAAGAAAATAAACACATCTTTATTTGTATGCACCCACAAGACCAAGCACCTATAACCGAGAATGGTATTACATTTTATCCACCACCACACCCAAGACAATCAGCAGGTGGTCAATCATTCTTTCGTAAGGCAATGGCATTTATAATTCTTTGGCGACCACCAAAAGGATTTATTGACAACGAAACGCAACAACCATACGAAGATAACGAAACTCAAATACACATTGCAAAAGCAAAACCGAAAGGAAGTGCTAAACTTGGTAAGTGTAAGTTATATTTCGATTGGCGTAAAAATAGATTTTACGAACGTAAAGACGATGGTATTTACTTTGGGTTAGAAGCGAAAGCAAAACGTGAACGTAATATAGATGCTGGTAACTTGGAGTTGTCAGTATTAAGAAATACATTTGGTAAAGAATTTAACGAAGCACCATTTTAATATGACACCAAAAGAAAAAGCAATAGAATTAGTAGATAAAATGTATGGAGTAACTGATTACCAAGCTAAACAAAGTGCATTAATAGCAGTAGATGAGATATTAAAAAATAGTGTAAATTACAATGCTTATGATGGTGTTGATGGAAATGATATTTGGTCAGACAATGAGTATTGGCAAGAAGTTAAACAAGAAATAGAAAAGATATGAACAACTATAAAAATCATTTAAACAATTTACAGAGCCAACTCGAAGGATTAAGATACTTCCAAGAAGAACGATTGCGTTTATTAATGCTTGGTATTGACTTGCAAATTATTAATCGTGATTTAGAAGATTTAACTGGGTTTGATGAAACCATTGATAAGGCATCTGCACTAACTACAAAAGCAAAGGAGTTACACGATACTATGTTTGCACGTTATGAAGCAGCGACCATACAACTTGAAATTGTAAAAAATGATGCAATGGTTTTATGCGAATACACAAGAGATTTAGAAAAGCAACTTGAAGCGCATAAAGAATTGTAATGAAGAACGCTGAAGATATAGTGCAACTTGCAGTTGTAAACTACTTACGTTTAAAATATCCAAAAGTAAGGTTTATGGCTAACTATTTATCCGGTGCAAGATTGCCGATGTATTTGGCAAAGAAAGCTAAAACACTTGGTCAAGCTGGGCAAGGCACACCCGATTTGTTTATCTTTTTCAACAATGGTAAATACACTTCATTAGCAATAGAACTCAAAGCAATGGGCAAAACACCCTTTAAAAAAGATGGAGTGTTGAAAACCGATGACCATTTGAATAAACAGAATGACTATATATGCTATCTAAATACTATTGGCTTTTATGCTACGTTCTGCGTTGGCATTGATGAAGCGATAAGTACAATAGATAGATATATGGCAAATGAACTCGAATAAATTAATAGCCGAGTATTACGAGAACAAAGAATTAGTTATTTTCTTTAAGAATATAGCTAATGAATGGTGGGAAGAATTGCGTCAAGATGTGTTTTTAACCGTATGCGAATACGATAAAGACAAGATTTTGGAAATGCAATCTAAAAAATACCTTAAATTCTTTATCATTCGTATTGCTTTAAACCAATTCAGAAGCAAAACATCTAAATTTTATTACCAAAACTTCAAGAATAATAACGTAGGCATTGCATTAACCGATGATGAGATGGTTGAAAATGCCGATGCGATACTATATTCCAATCTTATTTACGATACGCAAGGCGAAACTGCTTACGATATTGTAGAAGCAAAGATAGTTTCAGCAGAAAAATCAATAGATAAACTCCGGTACTTTGAATGTGAAGTGCTAAAATTATATTTAAGATTAGGTACTTACAAAAAAGTTTCTGAAGATACAGGTATTCCTATTCGCACAATAGCCAATGGAGTAAAGAACGCAATTAAAAACGTACAATTAAATATCAAAGAAAATGAATGAGTTATTTTTAGTTATCGGTAGTGCCTGTGTAGGCTTCTCGTTTGCAGAAGTATCAATGTTACCACAAGCATTTTCAAAATGGTTACATGAGAAATATAACATTGGAAAAGATGTAAAAGGTTATCAATACATTAAAGTACCGTACCGGTTAAAGCCATTTGATTGTGGCTATTGCCTATCATTTTGGGTAGGTTTATTATCGTCTTATAGTTTTAATTACAATTTAATAGTTTCGATAATGGTTGGCTTTGCTGCATCTATCGTTGCTATCTTATTTAAAAAATGGTTATAATGGAATACTTACAAAAAGCAATTTTAGAAAAATACAAAGAGCATTGGTACACTTTGCGAGATGCTGGGTTTATTAAGAACATAAACAAAGAAAGCGTTGAAGAAATTGAAAGCGCATATAAGAAACTTATTGACCCTAATTTCTTTGTAAATAAATGGTGTATGTCTTGCGTGGCTGAAATGTTGCGAATCTTATACATTGTTACAAAGTTTGATGAGAAAGATGCAGTTATAGAAGATGTTGTACAAGAAGTTGTACAAGAAGAACAACCAATAGTTGATGAACAACCTAAACCACAACCTAAAAAGCGTGGTCGTAAAAAGAAAAGCTAATGCCTGTATTCAAATGTTCTAATGGCAAATACCGGGTAGGAAATTCGGATTGCATATACGATACTAAAACTAAAGCCGAAGAAGTTTGGAAAGCATTACTTGCAAAAGGTATTTATGTAGAAGAAACTTACGATGACTATCCACAAGCAGCTACCGATAATGCAAAACGTGCTATTAAATACGCAGAAGAAAATGGTTGGGGTTCTTGTGGAACGCAAGTAGGTAAGGTTCGTGCTAATCAATTAGCAAATCGTGAGCCAATTAGTAGAGATACGATTGCAAGAATGAGTGCATTTCGTAGACATCAACAAAACAAGAATACTCCATACGGAGAAGGTTGTGGTAAATTGATGTGGGATGCTTGGGGTGGAGATGAAGGTATTGATTGGGCAGAACGTAAACTTGCGCAAATAGATAATAAGTTTGCTGCTTCAATAGTTTCTTTTGACTTTGACGATACACTTACAAGACCTAAATACAAAGATATTGCTAAACGATTAATTGAAGCTGGTGTTGAAGTACATATTGTTACACGAAGACAAGAAACTGCAAATCAAGAAGTGTTTAAACTTGCTTCAGAACTTGGAATACTACGAAGCAATATACATTTTACTAATGGTAAGATGAAATGGGAATACTTAAAGCGTTCAAATATCCAAGAGCATTACGATAACAATAAGAAAGAAGTAGATTTAATCAATAGCAATACCGAAGTAAAAGGTATATGGGCGCAATAAACATTAACGCACTTCAAGAAATCCAAGCACTTATAGAAGTTCTACGAGAATTGGAAGATATTGATATGCTTGGGAATGGCATAGGCATTAAGATTAAGATATTAAATAGAATAGATAGTTTACTTGATACGCTATAATGGATATTACATTAATCAAACCAAACCCAAATAACCCAAGAGTAATACGAGATGCTAAATTTAAGCAACTTGTAAGGTCTATTCAAGAGTTTCCCGAAATGCTTGAGTTAAGACCTATTGTAGTAAACGAAGATATGATAACACTTGGTGGCAATATGCGACTTCGTGCTTGTATTGAAGCTGGACTTACTGATGTTCCGGTAGTTATAGCAATAGGATTGACCGAAGAACAACAAAAAGAGTTTATAATAAAAGATAATGTAGGATTTGGAGAATGGGATTGGGATGATTTGGCTAATAATTGGGATGAAGCAAACCTAAAACTATGGGGACTTGATTTCCCGATGTTTGACGAAGGAAAAGTTCAAGATGAACAAGATACTCCAATATTTGTAAAGGTTTCAATAGAAGCCACTAATGACACCTTCATTGAGATGAATGAGAAGTTGCAGAACCTATGCGATGAATATAACGTGATTATGAAGGTAAAATGAAAAAGCATACTAAACTTTATCTTAAATTCTTTGGGTTTGACGAAAGCGACTTTATACCTTGCGAGATTTGTGGAGGTTTAGCAGTAGATATACATCATATTGAAGCAAGAGGAATGGGTGGTACTAAACAAGCCGAAACGATTGACAACCTTATGGCACTATGCAGGGAACACCATATGGAGTTTGGCGACAAGAAGCAACACAAACAATACTTATATAATACACACGAGTTTTATATTGAATTAAGAAAAAGAGGTAAACTATAATGGCAAAGAAAGCAGTAGCATCAAACAAGCAAGTAACATTTGGCAAACGCAAAGTTGGTAAAGCCAAGAAGCATAAGAACAAGCGTAATGATGCAAAGAAATATAGAGGTCAAGGAAGATAATAACAAAGAGAAAACAAAGAGGATATGGCTAATAATCAGAACTTGAAGCCAATACAACCGGGCGAAACAAGAAACCCAAATGGTAGACCAAGAAAGTATGTATCAGAACTTCGTGCGCAAGGTTATAAGCTGGGAGAAGTAAACGATGCGATACAGGTATTAATGTCAATGACAATAGATGAACTTAAAGAAGTTTATACGAACCCGAAAGCTACGGTACTTGAGAAAACTATCGCAAGTGCAATCAGAAAGTCAATCGAGAAAGGTAGCTTATACTCTATTGAAACTTTACTTACACGAGTATATGGCAAACCTAAAGAACAATTAGACCTAAACGCTTCGGGTGGTATGGAGATAAAGGTAGTATATAGTGATGGAAGTAACGATAGAACTGAATAAACCACACGAAGGACAACGTGCAGTATTAGAAAGTGATGCGAGGTTTAAAGTTCTTATGTGTGGTAGACGCTGGGGCAAATCTTTAATCAGTAAAAACATTTCAATAACGGAAGCACTAAATGGTAGAATTACAGGATATGTTACTCCTACTTATGCGTTGGCTAAAGTATTCTTTGACGAGATTGCAAAGATAGTACCAAGCGAAATAGCTACATCAAACCGTTCGGACTTGACTTTCAAGTTTGTTACAGGTGGCGAGATACGTTTCTTTACAGGAGAACGCTTGGATAACTTTCGTGGTTTACGTTTGCATAATGTTATCATTGACGAAGCAGCATACATACCACATTTACAAGATGCTTGGAATAATGCAATAAGACCAACGCTAACAGACTTTCAAGGCAAAGCTATATTCATATCTACACCGAGAGGTAAAGACTTCTTCTATGGCTTGTATTTGCGTAACGAAGGCGATTGGCAATCATTTAAATATACAACTTATGACAACCCACATATTAAGACTAAAGAGATTGATGAAGCTAAATCTTCATTACCTAAAGCAGCGTTTGAACAAGAGTATATGGCGAACCCGGCAGAAAATGCAGCTAATCCGTTTGGTATCGATTTTATACGCCAAAACATTTCGTCGCTATCCAACCATA